TGGCAACCTGCTGATTGCCGAACGCTACTCCATCGAATATTCGACCACTGCGGCATCTGGCGCCGGGGCGTGGATCGTCACCAATCCAGAGGCGCTGGTTGGGGCGCTGACCAGCCTTGCATCGGCCACCACGACTGATCTGGGGACGATTGGCTCGCACAACGTCAACATCACCGGTACGACGACGATCACCGGGTTCGGCTCGTCTGCCGCGATTGGGCAGCCGATCTATAACCTGACCTTCGCCGGCGTGCTGCACCTGACCTACAACGCAACGTCGCTCATTACGCCGGGTGCGATCGATTATTTCACCCAGGCTGGCGATACGTGCCAAGCCATCTATCTTGGCTCCGGCAACTGGCAGGTGATCAACTACATTCGCAAGAGCGTGCCGATCTTCTCCGCCACGGGCATTTCTGGTGGTTTCCGCAACCTCGTCCTGACCGTCACCGGCAACACCACGGGTACCATCACGGCGGATGGGGCAACCCTGTTCGACGCCAACGGGAATGCCTTCTATGCATCGAGCGTTGGTCTGACCAACACCAATTCCGGTTCAGGCGCCAACGGCCTCGATACGGGCGCGCTCGCAACTAGCACGTGGTACGCCGTCTTCATCATCTACAACGCACTGACCAACACGGTTGCATCCCTGATTTCGCTGAGCGCTACGGCCCCGACCATGCCCAGCGGCTATACGTTCAAGCTCCGGGTTGGCTGGTGGCGCAATGCCGCGAGCGGCGGCTATTGGCGGACTATCCAGTATGGACGGCGCACAACGATTGCGCTTGGGACAAATCCATCGATCACTCCCGTGATGATTTCTGGCTCAAGCGGTAGCACCAGCGTCCCGACATGGACAGCGGTCGCGGTGGCTAATTTTGTCCCTACGACGGCTAGCGAAATTCACGTCATTCTGAATCTTGGCGGAAGTGCTAACAGCGCGATGGCTGCTCCTAACAACTCATACGGAGCAGCTCAAAGCCCAACGAATCCGGCTCCGATTGTCTTTGCTACTGGCGGCTCAACCGGTGGTTCTCAGGCGGATATGTTCCTGCTGGAATCCACTAACATCTATTACGCTGCGTCAGGCGCTGCAAATGCCTCACTGGCGATGAACGGATGGATAGATAACCTATGAGCGTCTTCTGGCTCCGACTCATCTTCGATACTGCTCTTGCCGTCATGTTCGCGGTGCGCATCTGGCCGCAGATGGCATGGCACATCCTCCATGGTGCCCGTAAACGCAGGATCAGGTTCGAGCCATGACACTCAGCGCAGGATTTTTCACATCGGTTCGCAAATCGTTGTTCAGCGGCTCTCTGAGCCAGTCGCAGGTCGATGGTTTTAATGTCATCGACGCTGAGTGGACCAAGGAAGGCTCAGCCGACAACCAGCAGTATGCTTACGTGTTGGCGACGGTCTATCACGAGTGCGCCAAGACCATGCAGCCGATCACCGAATATGGTTCGGCAAGCTATCTCAAGGCCAAGCCCTACTGGCCGTATATCGGGCGCGGCTACGTCCAGCTTACCTGGCAGTCAAATTACGCCAAGGCGGATGAGAAGCTTGGTCTCGGCAATGAACTGGTGGCCGATCCTGATAAGGCGTTGGAGCCCGATATTGCGGCCCGAGTGCTTGTCCGTGGCATGCGGGAGGGATGGTTTACCGGCGACAAGCTGGCTGACTTCTTTAGCCCGACAAAATGCGATTTCGTCGGGGCTCGCGGTATCATCAATGGAACTGACCGAGCGACACTGATCGCCGGATATGCCATCAAATTCCTCGCCGCTCTGAAGGGAGCCACCACATGAAGCTGTTCTATGCCATCAGTCTGACGAGCATGCTTGCTCTAGGCGGCTGCGCGACCATTCCCAATCCAATCTCCAAGACCGCCGCTTATGGCGTCGTCGCCGCTTATGGCGCTGCCCAGCAGGCTGCTTTAACCTACGACCGGCTACCGACCTGCGCAGCCGGTACACACTTCTCGGCGACCAATCCATGCTCCGAACATTCGGTCAAGGTGCAGATCGCCAACGCCGATGCCAAGGCACAGATCGCTAGACGGGCGCTGGAGGCCTTTGTGCGCAATCCGGCCAACTATCCCGGACTGACCTACGCAGGGCTCCTGGCGGCCTTTAACGACGCAAGGACGGCCTTTTCCCAGATCGTCGCTACCACGGGAGTTTCCTCATGAATTGGGCTTTGATTATCCAGATCGCAGAACAGGCCCTAGCGGTCGCTCCTGCGGTCGTGCAGGGCGTCATCAACGAAGCGCCCTATGTAGCAGCGCTGCAGAAGGTGTTGGCCGGCCAAGAGCCGACTGATGCCGATTGGGCGGCTATCGATGCTGCTGAAGATGCGGCTAGTGCAGCGCTACAGGCGGCTGCCAATGCGCCAGATGCGGGGGCTTGAGATGGGCAACATCCTTTCTTTCCTCAACTCCTCGGTCGGGCTCGGCCTGCTCCGCAACCTCCTGATGGCTGCTGGCTCGATCGAGGTTACGCAGGGCGTTATCACGCAGGGGTCGCTAAACGACGTTGTAGGGGCCGTTCTGGTGATCCTGGGCATTGTGTTCTCCGCCATTGCCAACCGCACTGCCTCGCAGGCTAAAGCCGTTGTACAGGCCGTCAACGACCATCCTAGTCTGAGCATTATCCCGGCTGATCAGACCAGCACCGGCAAGCCTATCGTGACCATCGCGCCCTCTGCCGCTGACATGGCGATGGGCAATATGGACGGCGGTGTCGGCGCTCAGGCGCATCTCCAGTAACCAGAAGGCGAGCAGCGCGTTGTAGCTCGTAACAACGGAAGGATTATTCCACATGACCGCAGCTCTCATCGGCCTGATCATTGCCATTATCGTTGTCGGGATCGTCCTCTACATCGTTACCCTGCTGCTCGACATGTTGCCCATGGATGCGCAATTCAAGCAGATTGCCAAGGTTCTCTGTGTGCTGGTGGCTGTTCTGATTATCGTAGTGCGGGCATTGCCGCTTCTCGGCGTAGCGGGTCTGTAGTCCACTTAACCACCGACTAAAGTTTTTTGGGGAAAACATGGAGGCCGTTACCGCCGCGTTAGCTTTCGTGAGCGTGAAGGCTTCCACCATTGTTGCAGCGGCGATCATGGCAGGACTAGGCTTTATGCTGGATTCCCGGAAGCACAGTTGGCCTATGGCCGCCTTGGCGATAACAGCCGGCATGGCCGTGGCTATCATTCTAACCGATCCGATCTCCGATTACTTCCACCTCGCCGATACCTGGCATAATGCGGTTGCCGGCGCCTTGGGGATCGGTGGCCGCAATATGATCATCACCATCTCAAAGCTATCGCGTGATCCGGGACTGCTGATGCGCATATGGCGTGGCGAGCGCGACGAGTGAGATGGCCAAGCGTCCAAAGACGCCGGTAATCGACCCTACCCGCAACGTTTTGGACCTTGTGAAGGCCGGGCGCGAGGCCGACCAACGCTTCGAAACCGGAATGCGCAATGGGATGGAGAAGCTTATGCTTTTCCGTCACAAGTCCACCCATAGGCTCAAGCAGCTAGAGAACCGACTGCAAGATCAAATGCGGGCCGCTGAGAGCCAGCGCCTGGACCAGCTTGCCGCTCTCAGGGATCGGTACGAGGCACGCATTGCCGATATGCTAAGCAGCGCTACAGAAACCAATTCGCCGCTGGTATCGGCGCAGCTTGTGCAAATCCAGAGCACGTTCAATGAGCGGCTTCGCGAGCTTGAGCAGTTCCGCTACGAGTCGAGCGGCAAGTCGTCCGGTCTGTCGGCCGGCTGGGCTATCTTCATTACCGTTACGACAGTGCTGGTGAGCATAGCTGGCGTGGCCTTCATCGTCATCACGAGGCATTAAAAAGCCGCCTGACGATTTTTCGCCAAGCGGCTAGTGCGGGGGAGGCTTCGTCATGCTGTCCTTGGAGGGAGAGGTCTGCGGACGGGCAGAGCCTAAGCTAGTGCTTTGGATTAGCAATAGAGCGGCGATGGTTTACCGCGCTTTATTTGTGGGTCTGAGCGCCGTGGGGATTCTGCTCGTATCGGAAGCTCTTCGCATGGCCAAACGTCCCCTTTGGCCCAACCGATCCGCGCTCAGATTCGTTGTTAGTCGAACGTGAATGTCACCGGAGAACTTGCGCCGTTCGGCGTGGTGACGACCACAGGAACATCGCTGGCCGCAGTAGCCGGCGTCTCGGCGCTGATCGTGGTGTCATTGGTGACGCTGAACGTGGTTGCAGCAACACCGCCGAAGGTAACACCAGTTGCGCCAGTGAAGCCAGTACCGGTGAGGGTGACCATGATGCCGCCGGCAATCGGTCCATTGTTCGGAGCGATCGAGGTAACGACCGGCGCAGTCGTGGGCGGAACGACGATCGGCGTCGAGGTATCGAGCTTGCCAATGGTGTCATTGTGCTGATCGATCTCATCGGCGATGGCCTGGAGGGCTGCCGGGTCATCCTGATTGGCGATGATGCGAGCGGCAAGGTCGGAAAGGAGCGCCGTCTGGGCGTCCAGTTTGGTCTTTACGTCTGCGAGAGTGGCCACGGAACGTAGCTCCTGGTTGATGATGATGGATTCCCCTCCCATGATGAGGCGCAGTTTCTCTAGGATCGAACTTACAGCGATCTCTATACGCAGAATCCTGCGACTATCGTGGTCTTCGTAGAAGGGGTTCATGCGAGAAACAGCCTATCACGGGGAAGGCGTTGCTACAACGGGATGGGAGGCGAGCCGTTCCAGCTTCTTGGCCCGATATTGTTCACGGGCCAGCTTTTCTCTGCGGAGGATGGTTCGTGGCGACGGCTTGGGGTCGTTGTATCGACCGGCGTTGATGACCATGCCAGCGTATGGCGCCTTCATTCCTGCACGGGTGCAGGCAGCGTAACACCTTCAAGTTCCATGGCGTTGATCGATACCAGAACGCCTTTGAGTTCGATCTGCGCGTCCTTGACGGCTGCTTCGCCTTTTTCTAGGAGCGCCTTGAGACTTTCGATCTGCTTGCGCAGGCTGGCGTTCTGGCCGCTCTGCTCAGCCACAATGGACTGTAGTTCAGTCTTGCGGGAGAAGTCGTATTCGAGGCGCATTTGCGAGGCGGTGAGGATTTGACCGCGCTTCACATCCATCTGCGCATCGGTGCGCTCAATGGCGGAAGTCAGGCGTTCGTTATCTATGGCAAGGCGTGGCATATCGGTATTCTCCTGTTCTGGGTTGTCGTTCATCTAAGCTCGTGCTGGTAGGGTAGGGGCTAGGCTACCTACTGCTCATTTGGATGAATTGCTTGGTGAGGATGCGGTCGTATTCGTGTTTCTGGCGGCGAGGGTCTGGAGATAACGACTTGGCTTCTGACCACGCGCGATGGAAAATCTGCTCGGCGCGAGGAGAGGTAACGATTGACGGCTCGTAGTCGAGCAGCCTGCATATTTTGTTGATTTCGTCAGCCTCGTTCATCTTCCACCTATATGGCCGGAGTGGTTAGGGGGTGTCACTTCAACTCCCACCAAAACCGCCGCATCTGGAAACTCACGATGGGCATGCGAACTCTCTTCTGCCGCTCCCTTGCATCCATGGAGGCGAGTTGTCTGGCCTTTGCTGAGGCATCAGGCTTGCGCTTGCCATCGGGGATGTAGAGTTTGTTGCGGTCGTGGATGGTGGGCATCACGTCTCGCTGAACGAGATCACGTCAGCATGCACGGGACGCTTAGCCTGCTGAGAAATGCGAAGCTGAATGTTGGTGGTGCGCAGGATTTCGCGCGCTTGGGACGCAATAGCATCGCCCTGCCCGGGCTCCATTTTACCATCTTTCACCGCGTTCAAGGTTTCCCAGAGCGCCGTCTTCAGGTTCTTCGCGGTCAAGTCGTTCATAGTCACGTCTCCTTTGGATTGCTTTGTTGAGAGTGCCCTTCATCAGGGCTAGTTCGTACCATCCGCCAGCTTTACTCACAGCGGCTTCATGGATGTCTTGAGAGAGCAGGAAGCACTCCCAAAACTCGCCAAACTGCTTCTTGGCTCGATGCTCTTTGTCGTACTCGCGTTTCCAAGCTCTGTACTCGGGAGTGCGGCAGTATTCGACGTGTTGAGGCATTCTACGTTTTCGAGCTTCCCGCTCCTTCTCTCGGTCGTGGTTTCGAGCGTAGTAGGATGCCTTTTTGGCCTTGAGTATCGCCTTGTTTTTAGCTCTATATTCCTCATCATAGGCTGCCTTTTCCGCCTTCTTCTGTTCGTCTGTTTTCGGGGCAGCTAAGCGGCGCGCCAGACCAGCGCATGCCTTGTCGCAGTAGATCGGCCACCCTAGTTTTCGTGACCGGGTTACATCCCCTGATCTCCTCAGGGCTTTTTTGCCACAATGGGCACACGTGATCTCGGCAAAGGCCATTGCGTTTCATCCGCTGATGACGTACGATGCCATGCATTGACGGACAACGCAAGGACTAATTTGACATGGCGCTGGATACTAAGATTAGCGTTCGGGTGGATGAAAGAACGGAGGCCAAAATCCGCAAGGAAGCGGCCAAGCAGCCGCGCATGACGCCATCCGACTGGATTCGTGAGCAGATCGACGCCGGTCTGAAGCGAGCCGCCAAGGTGACGAAATGAGGTTCCTCATCAAAACCGCCAACGACCAACAGCTTAAGCCTTACTCGCTTAAGCCTCAGTTCACACAAATCGAGGAACTCGAAGCCACGGGTAAATCCCTCCTCACCATTCACGAGGCAGAATCAAACCTGCAATGGATGGGAATGCTTGAGCCGGGGCATCGAGTGGTGCTCGTCAAGGAGTTGGTGGAATGACCGAACAATGGTTTCCCGACCCTCCTCACAGGCGTTCCGAGGAAGAAACCCTACATAAGGCCATCTGGCAGCATATCCTGCTCTACGGGGCCAAGGACATCATCGCTTACCATCCAGCCAACGGTGAGGTTCGATCCAAGCGTACGGGCGCCAGATTGAAGGCAATGGGGGTTGTGCCGGGTGTGCCGGACCTATGTTTTACGTTGGCAGATGGGCACTCGGCCTATCTCGAAATCAAGGCGCCGGGTGGCCGGCTATCTCCCGAGCAGAAAGCCTTCCAGCGCAAGTGTGAGCTGATGGGCGTGGAATACGCCTGTGTGTACGGTATCGATGCAGCTCTAGCCGTGCTGAGGGTATGGAGTGTACTGCCTAACCAGTGGGGGAAGTGATGGACCATACAATCTATATGGCATTGCTGGCGTTCGTCGGCTGCTTTTTTGGCGCGCTGTTCGGGTCAGGTATCGTCTTTGCGGTGATCGTGGTTACGGGCCGTTGACGAGAAAGCGGTATTGACGCATAAATAGAAACGCCGCTGAGAGACCTCGGCCTCAAATCAGCGGCGCACCACTCGATAACAAGTTCCTGGCGGGATTTGCGAGTGGCAAGGAGCAAAATAGGCCACCGAGCCTAAAGTTGCAACCCTTCAAAAACTTCTTCCCCGCCAGACCGAATAAGGAATTTCGGCAGTGATCGGCGTTATCGGCGCCCATGGCCGGAGGACCGGACGAAAGGGACCCTCCTGCATCCCCTATGGCAGGTATCACCGGGGTTTTTTCGCTCTGAGGTTCAGAGACCCTTGGCCCGACCAAATGCTCCACATGGCTATGGTCGCAACTGCGAGCTCTACTGAGCGAATGAGCCTGGCCGACTTAATCGGCACTCGCAGGTATACGGTGATGAGATTATGTGCCCTTGGGTTGCGCGTGGTTCCTGCGGCTTTCGTAGGTATCAGGGGAGCGCAAGGGACTACTACGTCTTGTGAACTAAGGCTGCGCACGCGTAGCAACTACCGTGCCAACTGACTAACCATTAACCGCGCTAGGCGCACTGGAGGTTGAAGTGGGACTACCATCGTTTGAGCCGTCAGATCATTTGCCGCTGCAAAAGCGAGTGAAATTGATGATCCAGGATTACACGTTTATGGCCAAGACGACCGACGATCCTCACGTGGCGCAACTCTACGCTAACACTGCGAATGTGATCGATCAGCTTTGGAGCATGGTTCTCGACGCTGAAAAGGCACTATCCAAATGACCTCGCTGTCGTCAGAAGATCAAGCGATACATGAGCCTGAATCTGAGCATATAGCTCGCGATATCAGGGAAGGAAGGTTCCCCAAGAAATCCAAAGCTCTGTCGCCGGAGGAGTATAGTCTCTACGTAGACATAAAGGAAAACGGTGGTGTCATCGAACTGTGGCACCCCGATGACCTCAGAATCGGTCGACGGTTAGTCCGGCGCGGTGTTTTGATCGATATGGGAAATCCAGAAGAGGGTGAGATTAAGGTAGCGATTCCCAATTGGGTGGCGGCGTGAGCAACATCCTCGCCGCTCTACTCACCGTAATGGACCAGGAGCACGCAGACGGACTAGTGGCTCACCGTAAATCACTCAGGAAGCCCTTAACCCTCTTCGCTGCACAAATGCTCATCAAGGAATACAAACGCTTTGGTGACGCAAATTTAGCGGTAGAGGAGCAGGTGCTCCGTGGATGGGTCGGGTTCAAAAGCGAATGGGTCCAGAAAACCGGCAACGCGGTTCGAACGTTAACCCGCGCAGAGCATATGCAGGAAGAACTTCGGCAAAGGATACTCAATGAACAGCATGAGCAGAACGCAGCGCGAGGTTTTGATCTGGCGGCTGATGAACTCTTTCCCCGCCTCCCTGCAGAACGTATCGTCTGGCGTCATTGACGCTTACGTCGAAGCAACCCTGGATTGCAGTGAGGAAGCCATCCTGCGCTCCATCGAGCAATATGGCTCTGGACGTGTAGAGGAGCATAAAGGCCCGTTCGCTCCGGATGCAGGGACATTCGCCAGCAATGTCAGAATGTGGGTTAGGGCGCTGGAGGTCATGGCTGGGATGAACAAGCGAGAGCAGCTCGTAAGCTACCCTATTGGCGCATTGCCGCCATCCACTGCAGAGCCGCTAGGACCGCTTAGCGTCGATTATGGGCACGGTCCGATCGATCTGAGGGGCAAGCCCTATGCCGAGAAAGAAGCCATCATGGCGGCAAAAGGGTACGTGGTGGATGCACTGCCATCAGATGCTCCCAGGCCCAGGTTCAAGCGACTGCTTAGCGCTGGTGATGATGATTCTGGCGAGAGCTAGGCCTTGCGTCGATAAACCTGGGGCGACAGTTCCAGCCCTATGTCGTCAAGCATCCATTTCGGGATCGGCTTCCTTTTCGTCATGACAGCGCTAACGAACGCCACCGATAGCTTGTGCTTAGCCGCGTAGGTGGACATGTTGCCGTTGCTATAAATGTGCGTGCGGATTTGTCGGAGAGCGTCTTCTGCTGTCATGGTGCTGGTAATAAATCATCAACCGATTTAGGTCAATATGGCTCTTGACGAATGAACCTGACGGGTTTAGATATCAGCAATACCGCCAAGGCATAGCCGGGCAAACGTGGGGATGAAGATGGGGAAGCTTACAAATTACTCGCGAGAGAAAATCGTACGGGCCGTGCTTCAGCATCGCTTTGCCGAAGCGGTCGCCGCTTTAGTCGCTGAGCGCGCCGCGTTCGCTAAAGCTGTCTACGAGGACATTTACCAACTCGGCGACCGTCGTAAGATGGCGAACCTCCCGAAGGGCTGGCTGCCCGAAGTGGAGACCATCGGCGTCCAGTTTGGCGACGGACGATCCTACCACGCCTTGTCGTTTTCAGGCGCAGAATACGGCTCTCAAGCAAAGATGCTGGCCAAGTCGATTGAGGGCTTATCGCGTCGGGTAATCCACTCGCATTCGCGAGGATGCGCCAAGGTTTACGAAGTCACCGACCATCTATCCGTCACCTATCGCGCTCTCAAGGAACGGTCGGCAGACCTAACCAAACAGATTGACGACGCTGAGCGCCAGACAATCGCCGCCATCAACAGCGCGTCAACGGTCAACCGGCTCATCGAGATTTGGCCCGAGGTCGCGCCCTTCGCGATCAAGTTCGATCCCGCGCCCGTTCCGCTTCCGGTCCTACCGACCAAGAAACTTAACGCGCTTCTCGACCTTCCGGTGACGGAGACAGCATGACCCTCAACGCCTTCTTCACCGGCTCTGATTGGGCTGTTGTGTCTCGGTTTATTGCCGTTCTCGCGGTGTGCTGCAGCGTGTTGCCTGCATTGGGTGGGGGATTGGTCGGATGAGCGAGATTGTTGACCGCGTAGCACTGGCAATTTTGCGGGCTGACGTTGAATCCAGCTTGGCTGACTATCCCGATAACGACCGGGGCGAAGTCCACGCCATGGCGTACGCGCTGTTCGAAACCCATCACAAGCCCATGGCCATAGCCGCCATCGAGGCCATGCGTCAACCGACCGGTAGAATGCTCGATATGGGTCAGCATTTCTACGACAAAACGTCCTGCGGCCTGATGGATATCGGACCGGATAGCGCGCTTCACGAAGCGTGGGACCGGATGATCGATGAGGCGCTGAAATGAGCACCCGTCTCTCCATCCTAAAGGCTGAATACGAGGTAGATGGCTCTGCCTTCAATCGTGGCCGCGTCGATTTCCACAAGGGCGACACCGACAATCCTTGGTGGGAAGGCGGGTTAGCCCGTGCCTTCCAGTGCGATGCAGCGATCGATTGGCTGGACGGATACGAGAGCGAATTCGACCTCGCTTCCAAAACCTCTTCCACCCTTCCCGATACAATGCAGAAACAGAGGGCAGCATGAACGCCCAAACCACTGACAGAACCCGCGATCTTCATACGCTACGGGACTATGTGCGGCTCGATTATTCCCAGCGGGCGCTGCTCGACAAGATCGATGAGATGCTGACGAAAGAGGCGATGGAAGCGGTGTTCTCACCTACCCCATTGGACCTTCTCGGCATCGCAGAACTGCACGAGCGCGATCCCGAAACAGCCATGCGCATTGCCACCGAGGCCGGGCGCCAATTCGACCGCGAGCGTTCCAGATGAACGCTATTGCCCAATTCCCGCTGTCGAACTTGGAACGCGAACGCAAGGACAGCGTGGCTCGAGACCTTCAATCCGTCGCTGCGGAAATCGTTGACGATCCCGATCATCGCTGGACCGACGAAGAACTGTTTCTCATCGGCGTCACGACACAAGCGCTCAAAACCTTCCTGATGAGGAACCTGCCGAAATGACCGAGATTGACCTCAAGGCGTTGCAGGCACCGTTCCCCGCTCAGGAAATCGAGTGGCGCGTCGGATCGACCACGGCTGACAAGAAGAGTGGCTTGGCGCTTGCCTATCTGACCGCCCGCCACGTCATGGACCGGCTGGATGATGTGTGCGGTCCCGCCCGCTGGCAGGATCGTTACGAGTTCCACGGCGCCAGGACGGTTTGCTACCTATCCATCCTGATCGGTGACGAATGGGTCACCAAAGCTGATGGTGCTGGCGACAGCGACGTTGAGGCCGAGAAGGGCGCGATCAGCGATGCCTTGAAGCGGGCCGCCGTCAAATGGGGAATTGGCCGCTATCTATATCTGCTCGGCAATACCTGGGTCACAATTGAGCCAGTGGGCAAGTCCTATAAGATCGCAGCCAGCGAGTACGCGAAGCTTGAGCGACAGCTCGTGGCTAAGTTCGGTGGCGAGTATGCGCCGCCGGCTCCAGCGCCCAAAGCCGATGGCGTGATCGCTGCCGTCAAAGAGGCTCGTGAGACGCCGCCTCCGGATTCCGAACATGCGATTGATAAGGACTTCCTCGACGCCACTGCTGGTCCAAAGCCACGCCTCACTGAGGATGTTTCAGGACGTTTGTACGTTCGCCTGCAGGACCAGCTAAAGGCCGCTGCAAAGGTCAGCCTTACGGCTCTAGGCGAGGAGTGGAAGGCCAACCAGCCCGATATCAAACGCCTGCCTGAAAAACAGGAAATGGAACTGCGCGACCTCAAGGATTCGCTCAAGTCCGTGTTTCTGGTCAATACGCCATGACCGACCACACCAACATTCCGGTCAGCGAGCAGTTTCGCGTCACGGCGAAACAATGGGTCGAACTCGACCGCGCCGCGACCATGCTTGAGGAAACCAAGTCGGCTGTCCTGTCGCAGCGCATGAACGCGCTGGGTGACATGCCAGTTTCCCATGCCGAACGGACAGTCAAGGCCGCTCCCGAGTGGCAGGACTTCATCAAGACGATGGTGGATGCCCGGACCCAGGCCAACCTCAAGAAAGTGCAGATGGAATATCTGCGCATGAAATTCAGTGAGTGGCAGTCAGAGAACGCTAATCGGCGAGCGGAGATGCGGCTGTGAGGGTGCTCGTCTGCGGCGGAAGAAACTATATGGACTTCGCCCGCGTCTGCGCTGTCCTCGATAAGCTCAATGACGAAGCTGGCGTCGAGGTGGTGATAGAAGGTGGTGCGCCGGGGGCCGATCGGCTTGCCCGCGAATGGTCAAGGATGGTCGCCAAGGGCGGTCCAGACGTTGAGACGTTCGAGGCTGATTGGGAGAACCATGGCAGCTTCGCAGGACCGATGCGCAACGCGCGGATGCTGGCGGAAGGCAGGCCGGATGTAGTCGTTGCTTTTCCGGGAGGTCGCGGCACCGCCGATATGGTCAAGAAGGCGCGGCGAGCGGGCGTCGAGGTGATCGAAATTGCCCCGTGATGTCACAGAATGGGTCGGTCGCAACGATAACGCCATGCCGCCGCGCACCGTCTTTGACCGCCTATGGGAAAAGCAGGGTGGCAAAGACGCCATCACCGGCATTCCATTCGCGGCAAATGACAAGGTCGTTCGGGACCACATCCTGCCGCTGATCGACGGCGGGGCTAATCGCGAAAACAATCTCCAGCTCATCACGATTGAGACGCACGCGACCAAGACCGCCGATGAGGCTACCAGGCGCGGCAAGGAACGCAGCGTCCGCGCAAAGGCTCGCGGCTACGTCACGACCGATCGTCGCTCGTCATTCCAGAGCCGCGGCTTTCCGCCGGCAAAGCCCCGCAAAACAGCAACAACGCCGCCGACAAAGCGTGTTGGCCAGTTCGAAGAGGAAACACAGTGAGCGCGGCATTAGTTTTTTGGCTTGTCATCGCGCCAATTTCAAGCGGCGGCGGCTTGACCACGATTCCTGTCCCTTACCTCACGCAGGCAGACTGCGAATCCGCGGCGCACGAGGTGAACGAGGACAACAAGATTCCATGGAATCTTCGTTACGTCGGACTTTGCGTGCCGCAACCATCTGCACCGCCTAACCCCAAAACCGGAGCCACACCATGACCCCTGCTATGGTAGAGGGGCGGAAGCCGGATATTTCGGTGGAGCGCTATATTCTCGGCTTGCTGGCCGAAGAAGCTGGCGAGGTCTTGCAGTGGGCAGGCAAATCGCTGCGCTTTGGTTTCGACACGCCGGGCCGGAAAGACGCAGCGGGAAATGTGACTGGCGAGACGCCGCGCACACTGATGCCGCCCGAGCTTGGCGATTTCCTTGCCGCCATCGACTTCGCTGCAGCGCACGGTTTCATCGATAAGGCCGCAGTCGAAGACGCGCGTGCGAGGAAGCTGGCGAAGCTTCTCAACCCCGCGTCGCTCGACAATCTTGGCCGTCCTCTTGCGCCACAGCCCCTTGGAGCCTCAGCATGACCCCGACAGATGAACAGGTAGAGGCGGCGCTCGTGGCTTTTGACGAGGCCATAGCGGATGGCCTGTCCAAACCGCGCGCACTAGAACTCGCCCTCACCGCTGCATTCTCCCTATCCGCACCAGCGGGGACAGTGGAGGTAAGGCCGAGATCGCGAGATTTCAGGGCATTGACGCGGGATGCAATCGCTACGGTGCTCGCGCTCGATGACTATACGAACGTCAACGAAACCGAGTTCACCGGCTGGGGCGACGGCGATGTGCCGCCAGCGGCTACGTTCTGGCGCGTGAAGAGCGGCCAAGCGCTAAAAGCGTTGATGGAACTGCCGGAGGCGCGACCACTACTCGATGCCATCCGCGCTAACGCGCTGGCTAGTTTTGATGCTGCCGAGGCGACCGCCCTTCTCCCTTCCCAACCCTCAGCCGCCCTACCGGGGAAGGATGCAGTCGATCTGCATGATTTTACGACGCATAGGGAGGCGTGGCGCGACGGTCTTCTCTTGGCCTTGAGCAGTTCTCGCCCTGCTAACGAGGACACTGACGATCGAAGCTACTGGAAGCACGAAATAGACGTATTCGACGCGGCAATGCTTGCGCTCGATGCCGCCCTCGTCTCGCAACCCCAACCCGAAGGTGAGGTGGTGGCGTGGCGCTTCAGGTCTGCTTACGACGATAGTTGGCAGGTCACGCCGGTTCCCTTGAGCTACCCGTATGATGAGAGTTGGAAGGCCCGCCATCCGGAAGCCGAGCCCCTCTACCTTCACCCCGCTCCCACCCTACAGGGTGCAGGGCTGATCGAGGCGCTTGAGGAATTGGTGGACAGCCTCGCTTCCGTCGAACACGTTCCGCCTAAAGACCCGGCTTATGGGGATGAGGTAAAGGAGATCGGAAAGCGCATCGGGTTTGGGGCCCTTATGGCGGCGGCGTCGCACGAGTGGCGAGCATGGTTGGCAGAGAACGGGTATCCGCTTGGTAGCGAATTTGTAGCGGGCCCTTGTCGGATGGTGCTGGTGTCTGACCTCCGTCGTGCCCGCGCCGCTCTTTCCCCACAGAGGGGAGCCTGGAAATGAGGTGGGTCGTATCAAATCGCGCCGATCCGCTGGCCCGCGTCATAGCTGACAGGCATTATAACCGCCAGAGCGTTGGATCGAAGCAATTCGTGCCGCCCGGCAGTTGCTGTGTTCTCTTGGAGCGCGAGCAGAAGGCGTTTTGGGTCACTTCAGCACCGATGGCAGAATACGTGAAGCACGAATGGGCTGGCGCTTGGTCGTGCTCCGCTTTTCGCAGTGAGGACGCCGGCGAATCTGTTGAACTCGTGCGACAAGCATTAGCGGCCAGCCGATATTATCTCGGCGAGCCCCCGGAACTTGGCCTGATCACCTTCATCGACCCGCGCCACGTCACGCCGGTGCTGATCCGTGGCGTGCCCTCGTGGGGCTATATCTGGGTCAAGGCGGGCTTCCATTACGTCGGCAAGACGAAGGCGGGCCTGCCGACCTTTCAAATCCTGCCACGGGACATGCCCGGGCCCGCTCCGGCCCTGCCGCGCACCGTCCTGCAAATCCCGATGGCCGCAGCATGACCCCTCAATCGCCTACGGCAGTAGCAACAGGACGGCTGAAAGAGGAGATCGACCGCGAATTTCCCGGCATGGGTCGAGAGGTGCTGATCGTCGCGCAGGCCATGTTTGAGGCAGAGAACGGCTCGGACGCCTACGCACACGCCACGAACGAACGCCGGGCGCATTACCGTTTCTTGGCGCACGCGGGTCTCCTCGCCCTTCGTTCCCCGCTCCAAGATAGCCAGGAACTGGTAGAGCGGTTGAATAAGGCGCGCGCCGTCCTCAACGACTATGGCTTCGTCGGACGCAGCGTTGAAGGTTCCGGCGATCCCGAGGTGACCGGCATTGACGACGCCATAGCGCGAATAGCCAAATTGGAGCAAGCGGTTGCCGATGGGACAGCCTCTATAAACCGCAGTCATGAAGCCGGCAAAGAGTTTGAGCGCCGCGCTCTCGCTGCTGAGTCCACCCCCTCCCCACGTATTGTGGAACTGGAAGCGCGCATCGCTGAGTTGGAGGGGGAGCGGGACGAGGCGCGCCATGTTCTAACCGAATCAACCCAGCTTTGGAGGTTGATGAACGGGCTAGAACTCGATGATGCTGGCAAGATGGCGAAGATGTTCTTCGACAAAATCGGACCGTCAATCTCCGCCGACGCGCGCCAAATGAGCGAGAGCGGCCTAGGCGATATCTTCTCGGATTTTTTGTCGCGCATCAAGATAATCGAAGCTCGAGCCGAAGCTGCCGAGCACGCCCTTTCCACCGCAGAAGCCCGAGGACTGGAAAGAGCGGCTGACGCGATAGCCACCATATCGGTCGCGCGCGGATCGCCAGAAACTTCCGCCCACGTCGCCCAGGCGCTTTACGACGCGGAGCGCGCCATCCGCTCCCTCTCTCCAACCAATGAGGTCGGTGAATGAACAAGCTCGCACTTGCGAAATTGATCGCTAATGCCGGATCGAAAGACTTCTCGGCAATGACCAAACCGCAGTTTGGCTCCTGGATAGACGGCTTGCCGGCGGACGAATTTATAGAGCTTTTGTCGGCCCATGACGAGTTTGCCAGAACCGGCCAGTTCGAACAACCGGATATCGAATTCCAGGCGGCTCCGGGCGACAATGACTGGACGCCTTACGCTGGCGACGGAGAGCCGCCGATAGAAGACGATGCGCTTTGCTTTACGCTGTATCCAGATGGCGGCGTGGAGGGACCGAACCGCGCCGACGCCTTCCTGTGGGGCGACCAAGGAAGCGCGCAGATTATTGCCTGGGCACCAGCCCAACTCGCGGAGCAATCTCATGGCTGAGGTGGGTGAGGTAATCGAGCGGCTGCGGGGCAATCAGGACAAGCCGCTTTCGGGGGTGGACCGACTGCGCCTCTACGCCGAAGAACCCGACGATTGGCACCTCGATTTTGAGGATGCAGCATCTGCCGTTGAGGCAATCGATGAGGCCGCTGAGGCTCTATCCGCCCTTCTTGCTCGCGCTGAATCTGCCGAGGCCCGATGTGATGAACTGCGGGAGGCGCTGAGACCGTTTGCGGCCATCCAAGCGCTGCTTGACGACGCTAGGCTGGGCAACGGCGACACATGGAGCAGCGTGCTTGCCGAACACCTGACAGTTGGCGACTTCCGCCGCGCCGCCCGTGCTCTTGCCGATAAGGTGGAGAGATGACCCGATCCGACCTAGAGGAATTGCTGGCGAGGAATTGCTGGCGAGGGATCGATGCGTACTACGGATAAAACTATCCGAAGGAACCGCCGCGGTCCTACGCACGTCTGCGCAAGGCCCGGTCAATTTGTCGGGACATGGCCTTGGTGGGATACGTTGGCGAGTCCTTAGTTTGGAGCGGCTCGGACTTCTCAAGCGAGACGGCGGATTGTTCAGCATAACCGATCTCGGCCGCGCCAAGCTCTCTTCACCTGGAGGGGATGAATGACGGTAGAGGAGATTATCGCACTGGCGATTGCTGCCGACATTGAACGCGGATTCCCTGCGCGAGTAGCGCAAGAGTTCAATGCACTTTCCCCAATGGCTCGCGCCGCTATGCACTCTCGCGCCAAGACTGTCATCGCGGCGCTTGACGCTGCCGGCTATGTGGTAGTTCCAAAAGAGCCCACGGAGGAAATGAGAACTTCCGGGATACAGGCTTACGACGAAAACGGCCCGTCTGCTGCAGCTATATGGCGCGCCATGATCGAGGCTCTCCCCAAGTGATCCCTCCCCTCTCCCTCTTCGGCCTCATCGCTGTTCCAGCAGTAGTTGGATCGATCTGTCTTGCGCATGCTGTTTTCGGGATGCCAACGCCATGGTGAAGTTGCCACAATCTACAAATCGCAGTAATATGCTGACGAAGCATGAGGAATTGCCATGGCTGTGCTGACGACCAAAGATCGAGATGCACTACCGGATTCGGCGTACGCTGGGCCTGGGCGCAGTTACCCAATTCCAGACGCCAGCCATGCTGTCAATGCGAAGGCGCGCGCCACCCAAATGTACGACAAAGGCAAGCTAAGCCTCGTCGCAAAGAAGCTCATTGATTCAAAAGCCAATGCAAAGCTGGGCAAGTAATGCAGACCTATAAGCTTATGATGCAAACGCGCGCCGCTGAACACATTGCTGCAAAAGAGAAGCTAAAATCTATCGGTCGCCCGCTCGATGTTGCCAACCCATCTGACGCAGAGGAACTTATAGCCGTTCAGCGCGTCATCAGAACCAAGATCGATTTTGAGATGGCCTTCAATGCTTGGGCAAACCGTCACTATAGCGAGACGGATGAAGTGGCCTAATGGCAGCCAAGACCGGCCCCAAGTTCTCGATGTCAGCAGAGCACCGGGTTAAAATCCAAAACAGCAATATCCTCAACGCACTAATAGAACATGCGGAGGGTAAGCGTGAGATGAGCGGCACACAGGTCAGTGCAGGCTTGGGATTGCTACGTAAGATCATGCCTGATTTGGCATCGACAACCATTTCAGGCGATCCCGACAATCCGCTCATTCATCGCGTCGAGCAGATCATTGTCGACCCGAAGAGCTAAAAGAGGTGAAGCGCTCGCGTGGCTTCTGCAGCACCTGTCTGCTCCAGACACTGATGCGTGCGTCGAATGGCCATTCGGGGTTACATCGAGTGGATACGGCTCGCTTAGGGTTGGCGAGGTTACAATGCACGCCCACACATTCATATGTGAAGCTGTTAATGGGCGCCCTCCCACCGCAGCGCATACAGATGCCGCACATTCCTGCGGAAACAGGAAATGCGTGGCTAAAAAACACATTCGTTGGGCTTTGCCTGTAGAAAACCAGAGAGACAAGATACGACACGGTACGATTCGGCGCGGCAATCTTAATCCAGCGTCCGTATTGAAGGACTACGAAGTGGCGGCCATTAGGGCCTCAATTCTTTCGAATGCAGAACTCGCAAGGAGTTTCCACGTAAGTTCGCAGGCAATAGCCAATGTTAGAACGCGGAAGAGTTGGGCGTGGCTACCTTAAGGGTTGAGGTCCCTCGCAAGTTCAAGCCACTCCTAGGCCCCATGCGCTTCAAGGGCGCACACGGTGGGCGAGGTGGTGCCAAGTCACATTTCTTTGCCGAGCAGATCATCATCCGATGCTTTCGCGAACCAACTCGGGTGGTGTGCATCCGAGAGGTCCAGAACAGTATCAGGGATTCTGTACGGCAGCTGCTCGTAGACAAGATCGACAAGTTCGGTCTCAGCAGTGAGTTCGACCCACTCGATAACGAGATACGCGGCAAGAACGGCTCGCTCATTATCTTCAAGGGTATGCAGAGCTACAACGCCGACAACATCAAGTCGCTTGAGGGTGTTGACATCGCCTGGGTCGAGGAAGCGCAGAGCTTGAGCCAGCATAGCCTTGATCTGCTCCGTCCCACGATCCGTAAGGAAGGCAGCGAGATATGGTTCAGCTGGAACCCAAGGTTCAAGACTGATCCGGTGGACGTGTTCTTCCGCCGGCAGAAGCGCGACAACGCCATATGTGTAGAGGTGAACTGGCGCGACAATCCATGGTTTCCCAAGGAGTTGCTAAGGGAAATGGAGGATGACTTCCGCGAGGACCAAGACAAGGCAGAGCACGTATGGGAGGGTGCGTACGGCTTCACCAAGGGCTCTATCCTCGGCAAGTGGGTCAACAAGGCAAGGAGGGAAGAACGCATCCATACTGGCGTGCCCTTCGACTTATTCGGTGCGCCGCTGGAGATCAGCAGCGACATTGGTTTTCACGACACCGCCTGCTGGTGGTTCTGGCAGAGGAAGGTGGGTGGTTACTCTATCGTTGGCTACAAAGGCGCCAGCGGGCTCGACGCAGACGACTGGTGCATAGAGCTTGATGCGTATATGGAAACCCTAGGGGTTCCGCGGGATAAACTGGGCAAGGTGTGGTTGCCACATGACGCCAGGGCCAAGACCTTTCAAAGCAAGCATAGCACCGTCGAGCGCTTCATTCACCACTACACAATGGCCAAGGTTGGCATTGTGCCGATGAGCCGGAAGAGTGATCAAATCAGCGCAGCCAGGTTGGTGATCAACTCATGCGAAATCAGCGAGGATCAGTGCTCTGACGGTATTGATGGCCTGGAGGCATGGGAGTTCGAGTTCAACGAGGATACGCAGGAGTTCAGCCGCGAGCCGCTGCACAATTGGGCCAGCCATCCCGGCGATGGCTTTGCCTATGGCGCGCAGGTCATGCAGGGCTTGTCAGCACCCGCTCCTCAAGAGCAGCAGGAACGGCACCTTGAGGTTGGGCCGGGCAATCGGTTGACACTCAACGACGCATGGTCAACGCAAAGATCGGCGAGCAGCCGCATCTAACGCTTGACTAAAAACTACCGTAGTTTAAACTACGTCTATGACATGCCAGTTCTGCGGTTCAGCCATTCACGTCGGGTGGGATTGTCCCAAGAAGCCTTCGGGCTGGATGCCATTCAAAAGTTCACCAACTAGCTATGGAGGCGGAAATGCGAACGTTGCGCGCTCTTCATCTGATTTAAAGCGATATCGCCGGCAACTTCAATCCAAGGATGAGCGCCAGCATCCTATAACAGTTTCAGACAAACCGCTTGCCGAGAGCGCGGCTGGCAAAATCTCGGTATCAAAACTTGGCCGTCCTCGTAACGGCTTCGACAAAGCTGCCTACAACCGAGACTACATGCGCAAGCGTCGTTCTGCGATGAAGGAGGGGAAATGAAGCTGTCAGACCTAGAAAAGATCGGGCCGCTTCGAAAGCGTCTGAGGGAAATCAACGCGATGGAAAATGCGCTTTGCAGATACCCGGCGTTCGATGCGAACTTGGTTATTGATGGGAACTACATCAATATCGACAACCAGTCGGCGCTAACTCACGTCCGAGCAGCAAGTGCAAAAGTCGTGGATGAATTGTCTAGCCTTGGAGTGGAGAGCAACGAATGAACCACTGGTACATCCCTATCGCCATCCTTGCCTTAGACATTGTGCTCTGGCTGGCCTGTGAGATTCAGGTGCGGAGGCGCCGCATCACTAAGTCATCAGAACTGGACAAGCCCATAGGCTACGGCCCAAACTCATACGTAGGGCCTTGCGGTGGTAAGCACATTGAGGGCTGGGACTGCCTCACCTGCGAGATGCGGAGGCGAGCGTGGCTACGCTGATCACTTGGGGCATCATCATCGGCTGCATTGTTCTGCTCTGCCTTGCGGCCATTATCGTCACGTCATGGATTGTGAGCAAGATAGACGCTGACTAGCGCTCGCCCAAATCTTGCGGTACTATCCTACCGTCACTGATTGGGGCTCCAGATGCCAGCACTTGCGCCATTTACTCCGGGCAACTCGGTTGCCGTAACGGTTAGCGCGACAAGCGCTGTTACCACGCTCCCCACAACGCACGGCGATCAGGTCAGGGTATCGAGCCTGGCGGCTAACGCTATCTCGTTCATTGCCTTCGGTATCTCGACTACTACGGTCGTTATTCCGACCGGTACATCTGCTAATGGCATTCCAGTCCTGCCAGGCACTATTGAAACATTCACAGTTCCCCCTGGCACCACCAGTGTTGCGGTTATCGGCACAGCCGCCAACACGCTTTACTTCACCTGCGGCGACGGCGCCTGAAATGCTCAAAGGATTCTCCAATCCTGCTGCGACCATAGGCAGCGTGCCGCCATCGGGCTTTACGCAGGTCCAGAACGTCTTCCGCAAGGACATCACGTTCACCGCCGGCCTAATCACAGCCTTGACCGGCGTTACCTCGCAACAGACGGTCACCGGCCTGCTCACGACAGATACAGTGATGATTCAGTGCACAGGCTCGATGGTGGCGGGCGCGACGATTGCCAACGCTTATGTGAGTGCGGCTGATACGCTCCAAGTCGTGTTTACCACGGCTGTTGCATTGGGCGTGACGCTTGGTTCGCTCACCTATCGGCTGACGGTGTTCAGGTAAAATGTACGATCATGAATGGAAACAGGTTAGGCGTGGCGCTGTAGAGCCTCGCGTCGTTTTTTTCCTTCGGTTAGCATTCGTCATGCTGGGCTATTCGTGGCCAAAGAGGCGCGCGACTGAAACGCTGCGTCTGTCATGGTTGGCGTCGGCAGGACGGAGCATGGCCTACTGATGGTCGATATTGCCGAGCAATCCACTGAGTTCTCCAAGTGGCTCGCAGAAATCAGCTACGCGCAGAAAGACGACAAATACCGCAAGTGGCTAGACCAATCTGAGAAGATTGTCCGCCGCTATCGCGATGAGCGCAAAAACTCGACGGCTGAGTTCGGCAAGCGCCGCTACAACATCCTGTGGTCAAACGTTCAGACGCTTGGGCCTGCCATTTATGGCAAGATGCCCAAGCCGATTGCGGAGCGCCGCTTCCTCGATCGTGATCCAGCAGCCCGGCTCGCCAGCCTCATTCTGGAGCGAACCCTGGCATTCCAGATGGAAATCGGTGGATTCCACGAGGCGACCAATAAGGTCGTGCTGGATTATCTGCTTCCCGGCATGGGCGTGGCATGGGTTCGCTACCTGCCTGAGTTCGAAGCGCAGCAGATCGCGCAGGAGAATGATGAGGTCGATAGCGAGGAATCATCCGAACCGGCCGGCGAGCAGGATGATGAGGGGGAAGGCTCAACTTACGACAAGCTGACATTCGAACGCATCTGCTTCGATTACGTATACTGCCGGGATTTCCTGTGGTCGCCAGCCCGTTGCTGGGCAGAGGTGCCATGGGTGGCCAAGCGGTCATGGCTGGACAAGTCCGAGTCCACCGAGCAGTTCGGCAAGGAGATTGCCGATCAGATGACGTTCGGCGATCCCAAGAACAAAGACAATGTGGGCATGACGAGCAATGAGCCTATCCAACTCGGCAAGTCCAAGAAGGCCGAGGTTTGGGAAATCTGGTGCAAGCCAGAGCGATGCGTCTATTTCATCGCCCCTGATACGCCTGGCTTGATGCTCAAGACGGCGGAAGACCCGTTGAAGCTCGAAGGTTTCTGGCCGTGCCCTGAGCCGCTGTTCGCCACCCAGACCAATGACACATTGGTGCCGGTTCCAGATTATATCGAGTATCAGGACCAGGCCGCAGAACTGGACGAGCTAACCCATCGCATTTCGATGATCACCACGGCCATTCGGGCCAATGGTGTGTACAACAGCACCTATCCCGCTTTGGCTCGATTGCTCCAGGATGGCTACGACAACAAGCTTATCCCGGTAGATGATTGGGCAGCATTCGCTGAAAAAGGCGGCATGCCCGGCGCGTTGAGCCTTGTGCCTATGGACGTGATCATCAAAGTCCTGATGGAGCTTTACAACGCTCGCGACCACGTCAAGCAGGACCTCTATGAAATCACGGGGATGAGCGACATCCTGCGCGGTGCGACTGATCCCAATGAGACGGCCAGCGCCCAGAAGATTAAGGCCAACTATGCCACGGGTCGATTGGGCTCAAGACAGGAGCAGGTAGCCGAGTTCTGCGCCAAGGTGGTGCGGATTGCCGGCGAAATCATTGCCGAGACATTCTCGCCTGAATCGCTGATGCAAATGTCTGGCATTGACCAGATGAACAAGGAGGCTGTGCGCAACGCCGTCAAGGACGCGCCATTGCCTCCCAAGCCCGGCGCACAAGAGCCGCAAGGCCAGCCGCCGTTGCCGCCGCAGGTCATGCAGCAGCAGATGGCGCAATGGCAACAGGCGGTCCAGCAGGTCCAGCAGCAGGCCGCCCAGGCCAAACAAGCCGAACTTGACCAGCAATTCAAGCAGGCTCTCGAAATCCTGCGTTCGGATAAACTTCGTGGTTTCCGCGTCGATATCGAGACCGATTCCACCATTGCCGATGATATGCAGAATGACAAGGCTGCAGCCGTCGAACTGATTACCGGCGTGATGAAAATGCTGGAGGGGGCTGAACAGATCGGCCAGTCGGCGCCAGAGATGGTCAAGCCACTCGGTGGCATGCTGATGTGGGCCTATCGCAAATATCGGGTTGGACGAACCCTGGAAGCCAGCCTTGAGGACGCGCTGGACCAGATCGATGCTCGTATCGAGGCGCAGAAGGGACAGCCACAGCCGCCAAGTGCCGAGATGATCACCGCACAGGCGCAATTGCAGGTGGCGCAGGCCAAGGCAGGCGAGGCTAATGCAAGCGCCCAGGCGGAGACGGCACGCTCACAGGCCGATATTCAGATCGCCCAGGCCAAGTTGCAAGGCGAGCAGGAAGCGGCGAAGCTCCAGCAGCAGGTTGAGACGCTCACCATCCAGATCGACAGCATGAAGGCGGCAGCGGCCAATAACACCGATCTCAAGAAGGCTGAGATGGCGTTCTGGCAGGCCATTCTCGTCGCGCAGATCGCTGCGGGACAGGCCAATAATGCATCCGAAATCGATGCTAAGCTGCAAGTCCTACTCGGCTTTGGCCAGATGGACCACGAGAAGGAAATGCAGGCCAACCAGCAGACCGCTGATGCTCAGCAGGCCGAGACAGACGCGGCTAATCAGCCAGACGGCGAAGGCAACACACCCGCTCCTAAGCCTCGTGCTTCGCCGCCTTCCTCGCTCGATGCCATGCGCCATAAAGAGCTGATGGACAACATGAGCAAGAACCACGAGCAGGTCGCAAACGCCATTGGGCAGGTCGGTGTGGGGCTGCAGCAGCTCGCCAAGGCGCATTCCGCTCCCAAGCGCGTCGTGCATGATGCCAATGGCCGTCCGGTCGGCGTCGAGACGGTTAACTGATGGCGCCTAGCGTAAAGCACACCTTCGTTTCGCCGATTCCAGATGGCGGCGATCCGACCATTGTTGGGCCGAACGCCTGGAATGCCGATCATGCGTTGGTTGGCGTTCAAGGTACGATCGCCCTCACCACGACCGGCACGAGCGGGGCATCTACCTTTGACGGCACGACCCTCAACATTCCAAACTATGCACCGGGTGGCAGCGGGACCGTCACGACCGTTTCCATTGTCTCAGCGAATGGCCTTGCGGGCACGGTAGCCAATCCAACCACGTCCCCGGCCATTACCCTCAGCACGACGGTTACAGGGCTGCTTAAGGGCGACGGTACGTCGATCAGTGCGGCGACGCCGGGAGCCGATTATCAGCCTGCAAGCGCCAATCTCACGTCATGGGCTGCTATAACTCGTGCGTCTGGATTCGATACGTGGACAGCAACGCCATCTAGCGCCAATCTCAGAGCGCTGCTTACCGATGAGACGGGTACGGGGCTGGCCTATTTTCAAGGTGGTGACATTGGCACGCCATCCGCTGGTGTAGCGACCAATCTGACGGGAACTGCCGCAGGGCTCACCGCCGGTCACGTCACCACGAACGCCAACCTAACCGGCCCTGTCACCTCCGTTGGCAACGCAACAGCGTTTGCACCATCGACTCTCGGATATTCTCTAATCGGGAACGGGGCCGGAGCACCGACCTATCAGGGGTTTTTGCAACCGGGCGCGAGTGCGGTCACGCGCACTTGGAACGCTAAAGGAACCGATGTTCTAAGCGTTTTGGACTTCGGCGCGACCGGCAACACCATCATTCAATCCGCCGCCGCGTCGATCACCAGTGGCACCGCGGCACTTACTGTTGCGGGAGCCAGTTTCACGTCGGCGGACGTGGGTAAGTCAATAATTGTGACCGGAGCAGGCGCGGCGGGCGCAGCCCTCGTCACCTCGATTCTGTCATTTACCAGCGGGACGCAAGTTACGCTCAACGCCAATGCCGGAACCACACTCACTGCTTCAACGCAGACGGTTGCCTATGGCACAAACGACACAACCGCGATTCAGGCCGCCATCACGGCTGCGGTGGCGAGCGGAGCGGCGGTCTATATCCCGCGCGGCCAGTATACGATCACGACCGCGCTGTCGGTCACCGCAGCGATCAAGATTTATGGTGACGGCCCCTACGAGAGCGTGATTACGCCAATTCCATCGGTGTCTGGCATCGCCATTGCGATCAACAACAGCCCGAAATATTACGGCCCGACGCTAGAAGATTTTGGCATCAGTTACCCGGCTCAGGCATTAGCTGGCTCGGATGGAGCCATCACTGCAACGTCTGCCTCCTTCGAGGTCAACGGCTCATATTACAAAAACCTACATATTAATCAGGCCTTTAACGGCATCCACTTCATCAAGGCATCGTGGTGGGTTGTCGATGGCTGCGCCATTAACGATAGCGGCCAGACAGCTGTTTTTATCGAGAACCAGAATAACGCCGATAGCGGCGACGGCACGATCGTCAACTGCTCTATCTTCAATCCGTTCGTGTCTGGAACTGCCATCGGCATCATCTGGCGCACAGGCGGGGGGCTCCGTGTCGAGAACAATAAGATCAATTTCTTTCAGACCGGCATCCAGGTCCAACTCGGGAGCGGCGCTGCTACTGGCGACATCCTTATAAACAACAATAGCATCGAAGCGTATGGGTTCCCCAGCGTTGGGACGGCGATCAACGTCTTCAGATTGGGCGCAACGGGCACGCTTCATTCGCTCCTGATTCAGGGCAATCAGATTGGCGGTTTCCTGAACGGTATTACCGTTCCAGTCGATGCCAATGGCGCATGGCTTGAAAATCTTGTCATCAACGACAACGAGCTAATAGCGCTCTCGACCGGCTCTCCGACAGAGATCGTAGTCGCCTCAACGACCGGCTTTTCTATCTGCGGCAACGTCATTTGGAACAATAACAACACTGCCACGGTCGCAATAACGACGGGTAGTGCTGCAACGAATGGAGTGGTCGGCCCCAACGTTAAAAACGGCACATTTGCTGCGGATAGCATCCTTTCGACGGCATCGGTAACGCTCGTCGGTCAGACCCCCGGCGTGCTGGGCCCCGAGCAGGTAACTATCCTCTCGGCTGACAATACCGCGCCGACGAATGTGAACACGGCTCAGAACGTCTTTCCGACAGGGCAGGGCACGCTCACGGTTCAGGGTGCCACGACCTACGAGTTTGAGGCTTTCTACGAAATCGACACCACGGGCGCGACGAGCAACACCTTGCAGACGCTATTCGGCGGCACTGCCACGTTCACGGCGATTTCCTACTACTCAATCTCAACCAATGGCACGGCATCAACCACGCCTGCCACCGCTTCGATGCGTAATATAAACGTCGCTACGGCGTCAGCGGTGACGGCGGCTGTTGCGGCTGCAACCCAGCGGCAGATAAAGCTACGTGGCACGATGAGAATCAACGCTGCAGGGACGGTCATTCCGCAGTTTCAATACTCAGCCGCGCCAGGTGCTGCCCCTGTGGTGAAAATCGGTTCGTTCTTCCGCTGCTGGCCGGTGGGCTCAAACACGGTGACCAGCGTAGGCGCGTGGACATAAATGGCCGGCCAAACAGCTTTTCAGGTTGGGGCTTTCCAAGCGAATGCATTCCAATTTGGCGCCATTGGTCCGATCATCATTCCGGACCAGGATACCGGATCGGGTGGCGTCAATGCCTATGACCCGAGCGCCATCCATGCCTTCCAGAAGCGTCAGGAAGAGATTGACCGGCGTAAACGCAGGGACGATGAATCCCGCAAGACGCTGGTTACGCGTGCATTCAAGGGAGAACCGCTCGATGATGCCATTGAGGAACCGAAACTACTTGATGCGCTGGCCGCTGAGATGCCCGCCGACGTGCAAAACATCATCCAGCCTCCTCGATTGGATTTTACCAGCGTGGCCGAGGAATTGCTGGGCAGGCCTGCGCTCAAACAGAGGCAGGATGAGGCCATGACGCTGCTGCTGTTGTCGCTATGAGAGATACACGCCAGGCAATCCGCGAAATGATGTTCTCCCGCTACGATCATGGCGTCATCGATCGGCAGACGTGGCTCAGGGCTGACGGCATGGCAGAGGCGTGTGCAATCGAGTTCGGACCAGAAGTGCCGGATACCGACAAGGTGCTGGGTGAAGTCTCGGCGTGGCTGCTGGCCCAACTCTACGAGAAGGTAAAATGAGGCAGCGCTATTGCAAGGTCTGCGGCGATTGGCACGAGATGACGGCATGGCCGCGAGCGTGCATGAAGCGCTCAGAACGGCAGCGCAGCGATTTGCCGATGCCGATGCTGGTCAGGGACCAATTAGACGATTTGCTGCATCCAAGCGATGGACAGATATACGACTCGAAAGCCGCTTTTCGCAAAACCACCGAGAAATTCGGTGGAATTGAAATCGGTAATGACATTCAAGAGGACAAACGGTATTATGCTACCGTCGATGCTTCGGAGGTCGCCGATGCATATCACAAGGTCGAGCAGGGCTATAAGCCGCATGTCGCAGATTTGGACCCGTTGATCGATGGCTGATGAACCGGAAGAACTATTACCGGAAGTCACCACACGGGAAACAGTGGCCGATGACGTGCGCGATGCGTTCAAGCAGCATTCCGAAGCCGTTGCCGAAAAACTAGCCAATTCCACCACAGATGAAACCGCCGCGGCCAAGGCCGAGCGTCTTCGTGACGAGCGCGGCCAGTTCGTGGCCAAAGACAAATCGGTTGAGCAGGTCGCTGCTCCCGCAACGCAAATTACCGACGCGGATCGACGCGAAGAGCAAGCCATCCAGCCCTCAACGGCGAATGGACCTCCAACGAGTTGGTCGGCTGGCGCTAAGACCGAGTGGTCGAAGATACCCCCTTCCATTCAAGCGGAAGTGCTCAAGCGGGAATCTGACATCAATGAGGGCGGGCGGCAGTGGTCCGAGCAAAAACGAGGCTATGAGCAGGCATTAGGGCCGGCCCAGCAGATTGCAGACCAATATCAGATGCCGGTGGCTGATGCCGTCCAGCGTCTTGTAACGGTTGAGCGTCGTCTGGCTTCTCCCGAAGCGCCGCAGGTTATTCTAGAACTTGCCCAGGCTTATGGCGTCAATCTTGCTGCACTGGTCAATGGCTCTCAACAGCCTCAGTCCGCTGCAAGCCAAGCCCTCGATCCAAACCGACTCTTCCAGCAGCTAGACCAGCGCCTGGAGCAAAGACTCCAGGAAGCTGACCAGAAGCGCACTCAGGAAGCCGAGACGAACTCGATCATTAGCACGTTTGCTGGTGAGAAGGATCAGACCGGCCAGCCAGCTCACCCGCATTTCGATACCGTCAAATCGCTAATGGGCCATTTGCTCAACAGCGGTCAGGCCGATTCCATGCAGGATGCCTATGACAAGGCAGTATGGGCCACGCCAGCTACCCGTGAAGCCATGATCAAGGTGCATTCAAGCGCCTCGCCCATGGACGCGGAAAGGCAGCGTACGGCGAAGGCGCGCAAAGCCGCGGTATCAATCAATGGGGCACCCACCGGGGGCGCTTCGGCGAGCAATCTGCGGCAGGCCAATGGAAACACAGTCGCGGATGATGTTCGGGCAGCTTGGAATGCGGCGGTAAGCTGAGGCATGAACAAGGAATCCGCACGTGGCATATCCCAATCCTAACATCGGGGATATTGTCGCCACCACGCTGGAGAATCGCTCCAAAAAGGCGGCTGACAACGTTACCCGTAACAATGCCCTGCTGAACCGGCTCGAAAAGAAAGGGACCGCGCGTCCTTTCTCTGGTGGCCGTGAAATCTGGCAGGAAATCGAATACGCCCAGAACAACACGATCGGCTGGTATTCCGGCTATGAAGTGCTGAACGTCTCACCGTCCAACATCTTCACGGCGGCAACGTTCCCGATCCGTCAGGCGGCTGTGGCGGTCTCCATCTCCGGTCTCGAAGAGTTGCAGAACTCTGGCCCGGAACAGATGATCGACCTCATCGCCGGCCGTGTGAAGAACGCCGAATCGACGCTCTCGGCGCTTATCGCTCAGGGCCTCTATTCTGACGGCACAACCCCCAAGGCGATCGGTGGCCTGCAGTATCTCGTCAACGCCACTCCCGCATCGAGCGTTGGCGGTATCGACGCGAACGTCTGGCCGTTCTGGCAGAACATCGCTTACGGCGCTGTCACCAACGGTGGCGCAGCGGCGACCTCGGCCAACATCCGCCGCTACATGGACTCGGTCTATGTGCAGTTGGTGCGTGGTACCGACAAGCCCGACCTGATCGTTGGCGACAATACGATGTGGCGGCTGTTCAACGAATCTCTGCAGCCGATCCAGCGCATCGCCAATGCCGACATGGCCAATGCCGGTTTCTCCACCATCACCTACATGGATAACATCCCGGTGGTGCTCGATGGTGGCTTCCAGGGCAATACCGGCGATCCGGTGCCGATTGGGGGCGCCCCGAGCGGCTACATGTACATGCTCAATACGAGCTACCTACAGTATCGCCCGCACGCCGACCGCAACTTTGTACCGCTCAATCCTGACCGGTACTCGATCAACCAAGACGCTGTCGTGAAGCTGATGGCCTGGGCCGGGAACTTGACAGTTAGCAACAGAAGGCTGCAAGCGGTGATTTACCCAACGTAAGACAATGATATGAGCGACTTTTTTGATTACAGCGGCAATTCAGATATGATAGGTTTAACCGGTGATTTAACCGGAGAATCCGTCATGTATAAAACTGCTGATATTGCTGGTGATCGGTTTGGTCGTCTCATAGCGTTGCGATACGACGGTGATGGTAAATGGCTGTGCCAATGTGATTGTGGGAAGCGCATCCGCGCCATTACAACCAATCTCACGAGAGGAAATACTAAGTCGTGCGGATGTCTGCATAGCGAAGTTGTCCTTAAGCATGGCATGGCCAATACCAGCACTTACCGCATTTGGGTCTCAATGAGGGCTCGATGCAGAAACCCAAATGATGCGGCTTATGCCAACTACGGCGGTCGCGGCATTGATGTATGTGAGAGATGGGAAAAGTTCGCTAACTTCATCGCCGATATGGGGTTGAGGCCAGCGAAGCATCAAATCGATCGCATTGACAACGATCTGGGATACTCTCCAGAAAATTGTCGTTGGGTAACTGCCAAAGCCAATCTCAACAACAAGCGCACCTCTCACAAGATCGAGTGGCAGGGCGAAACTCTGACCGTCTCACAATGGGCAGAACGACTTGGCATCAACCAGCGCACCCTGTTTAACAGGCTTGGTCGCGGCTGGCCACTTGAACGGGCGATGACTGCGCCCATTGCTCACAGGATGCAATAAATGGCACTTCCCTATTCGACTTCAAACACGGCCGGCGTGGACTTCACGCAGAGCTTTACGCCGGTCAGTTCGACGGGTTCGCTCTACGGCACCAGCGGGGCATATTCGCCGCCGTTCGGCGTCGGCACGATGGCCATGGCCAAAGACGGGTCGCAGTGGATTTACGTCCTCTTCGGCACCGGTGGCTGCACCGGTCTTGGCTACACGATGGTGATCACCAACGCTCCGCTGCAGACCGCGGTCATGACTTCGACGGCAGTTGGTGCGGTCGGCGACAAGGTTGGCGTTTGCCCGTATGTAGCATCGGCCGGCGACTATGGCTGGATTCAGCTTTACGGTCAGGTCGACGCCATCCAAGTGGCGGCTTCGGTCGGTGCCAACGTGGCGCTAGCTTCCTCGGCCACTGCTGGGCAGCTCGCTACCGCAACCGGCACGGGCACCCGATCGATTTCTGGCATTGTACTCACCACGGCTCGTGGCGGTACTGCTGGTACGGCGCCGGGCGAACTGAACTGGCCGGTTGTGACGGTCGTCAACTAAAACCTGAGAGCGGGCGGGGATAAGTCTCCGCCCCTCCTTCATTGGAGAAGTAGATGGACAGCATTGCCGGAGACATGAGCGGATCGAGGATCGGTCCCAACGGGGTTATTCAGGCCAGCGACAATCAGTCGTTTGCATGGTTTACCCGTGAGCCAAAGCTGATGGTCGCTCAGTCGGAATCGGCAGGGCGAGATGTCTACGAGGAGCGCGATTATCTCCACGTCCAGCAGAATGGCGATATGCACGCCGTTACCCGTGAATACCGCAAGGGTGACGAACAGCGCTATCCCAACGCATGGTCTGCCTATCAGGCAGGGCGCAAGCCGACGCATGAAGGCACGCCGATCGCCATCATGTTTCCTGGCCAGCCCTCGGCCCCGAAGAACCTGGAATCGGTTGGCATCCATACCATTGAGCAGTTGGCCGAAACGCCGGACTCGTCGCTGGGCAACCTTCCATTCGGCATGGACCTGAAACTTCGCGCCAAGAAGTACCTGGGGGCCGTTAAGGGCTCTGAGAGCTTCAACAAACTCGAAGCCCAGCTTGATCGTGAGCGAGAGAAAACCCAATCTCTGGAAATGCAGATGCAGGAGATGCGCCAGCAGATGGCCACCCTTGCCGCTCAGCGCGCGAGCGATCCGGGCAATAACGTCTCTGTCTCGCCACTTGCCTTCACGCCTGAGCAGTTAAATGAAATGATCGCGGCGCAGATTGCCGCCGCTCTCCCCGAAAAACGCGGCCCCGGCCGTCCCAAGAAAGAGGACTAAATCATGGCTCTGGCTCAAGACCTTATGGGCGTAGGCATGCCGGGCGAGCAGGCAACCCTGCTGGGCCAGAGCGTCCTTACCTCGGTGACGGCTGCTGGCACAACGCAAGGCACCGCAACGCCGATCACTGCCTCGCAGACCGTATTCACTTCTGCTGCTGGCGCGAATGGCGGTATTCTATCCGGCTCGGCGTCTCTTACGCGGTTTTTCTTCGTCCGCAATTCGTCCGCGTCCACGGCGTCTTTGAACATTTATCCGCCAACCGGTGGCAGTATTAATGGCGGGGCTGCGAATGCCCCGTTGATCGTCGCTATCGGTCAGTCGGCTCTTGTTGTCCCGCAGACGCAGGGGGCATCTTCGGTCTGGGTTGCTTATTCGACATCAACCTCCGGTCAGGGCGTTCCTGCTGCGCCGGGCCAGACAGCGTCTGCGCGCACCATCGCGATCGGTGGCCTAGTCCCGGCTGTCTCGACCGATTTCACCGATGCCACGCCAGTAGCGACGGAAGTCTATATCGGCGAGGTGCTGGTGCCGATCAACGTCACGGTGACGGGTGTTGCCAATTTCAGCGGCTCCGTGGCCTCAGGCAACCTCAAGGTTGGTTTGGCTGACTCGAATGGTGCCATCGTCGCCACGAGCGCCAGCACGCCCATGGTGGGCACCGACGCTTATCAGCGCATCCCGTTCACGGCGACGGTCAACCTGCTGCCGGGCACGTACTATATCCTGACTTTCTATGACAATGGCACGGCGCGCTACAACTCGCCGCCGCTGGGCTCGTTCGGTGCAGCCAAGCAGACGGGTCAGGTCTATGCGACGGGCTTTACCGCCGTGGCGCCGCCGACCACGTTCACGACCAATCTGGCGCCTATCGCCTCCCTGTACTGATGAATGGCAGCGCAGCAGACTCTGCTTCAAATATCGCAGGCAGTCGTGGACGAGCTAGGCTTGCCCGCGATCACTTCCGTTATCGGCAATATGACCACGACTGCGCGGCAAATCCTTGCTCTGGCCAACCGGGCCGGTGACGAACTTTACCAAACCCACCAATGGACGGCGAGCCAGAACCTCAACGTCATCAATATCGGCACTCCGGTCACGACGGCCGGGGACTTGGTAGCCGGCTTAACCACGATTTCAAACATCGCCGATACGACGGGCATCGTAGCCAACGCCTTTGCGGTCACGGGCATTGAAATTCCGACGGCTGCCCGCGTCGTGACGGTTGTCGATCAGCATACCATCGTCATGGATGAGCCAGCGCCGATTACGCAGTTGCAGTCGCCGATGATCTTCGCCCGAGATACATTCGATATCCCTGCCGATTTCAAGTGGTTCCTGAACCGCACCATGTGGGATCGGACCAACCATTGGGAACTGATCGGACCAATCTCTCCGCAGGTCGATGAATGGCAGCGCTCTGGCATCGTCACTGTAGGGCCAAGGAAGCGCTGGCGGCAGGTTGGGCTACCCAATACCTGCTGGCGCATCTGGCCCCCTCCTACGGCCACCACAGACTATCCCTCAACGCTGGTATTCGAGTATGAGAGCGCATTCTGGGTGCTTGGGGCGGATGGACTGACCCGGAAAGCCTCATTCCAGGCCGATGGCGATACCCCAATCGTGGACAGTCAGGCCATCGTCTTAAGTATTAAGTGGAGGCTATGGCAAATTCGCGGGTTTGAATACGGGGCTATGCAAGCAGAAGCGCTGGATTACATAGCAAGATTGTCCGCGAGGGACGGAGGGTCTGCCGACCTGACCCTTGGACGCCGGTTGACACCTGAGGATTATCTATTAACACCATGGTCCGCTCCAGATGGTAATTTTCCTGCATCATAAGGAGTTACTATGGGCGACAACGGCGTTAGGGCAAGCTCTCACATTGAGGCGCTTGAGGCAAGGTACATTCCAGAGCCTATGTCAGGCTGTTGGCTTTGGATCGGCCCCATGTTCAATCACGGCTACGGTCTATTCAGCAGCAAATTCGGCGGCAAGCAGTGGGTAACGACTGCGCATCGGGCCTCTTGGATCATCCATAATGGGCCGATTGCTGACTCCCGAACTGTCGTCTGTCACAAGTGCGATAATCCTATTTGCGTTAACCCGGATCATCTATTTCTCGGTTCTGACGCTGACAACGTTCATGACGCTATGCGCAAAGGGCGCCATCAGGTTCCGGGCAACCCTTGTTATCAGCAAGGGTCTGCAAGGGTTGGCTCGAAACTCAATGAAGATGCAGTCAAACGCATGCGCGAGGAATATGCAGCGGGCGGCGTGACCGTCCTGCAGTTGGCGAAGCGCGCTGCTGTCACCGAAGAATGCGCTAGGCATGCGATCAAACGACTAACTTGGAAGCATGTGGCATAGATGCGAGCGACAGCCTTAGCGCGGAACAAATCCATCTATCCCGGAATGCCCGCGTCAAATGTCGCGAAAGGCTCTAGCGTTCCTGCGCCTACGGGCGGTTGGGATGCGATTTCCCCGCTCTCCCAAATGCCTGCCGACCATGCCGTGCAGCTCATCAACTTCTTTCCGCAGCCCGGCTATGTCGAGCTAAGGCGAGGGCACCTGATCTGGTGCGATACCGGAACCGGCCTGCCTATCGAAAGCATGATGGGCTATATGGGGCAGGGCGTGGCGACCAATAACCTGTTTGCCGCATCGGCAGGTTCGATCTTCGATGTGACGGGCAACACGCCTGCAACTGTGGGAACCGGGTTTACCAGCGACCGGTGGCAATTCGTCAATTTCGGCGGCATCACCGGCTCATTCCTATGGATGTGCAACGGCTTCGATACCCCGCAGATTTGGAACGGCACGGCGCTCGCTGCCGCAGTCATTACGGTAGGGGCCGGGAGTAGCTCATTCCTGCCCTCCGACATGATTCACTGCTGCGTGTATCGGCAGCGTATCTGGACGGTGATCAAGAACTCCACCAAGGCGGTCTATCTCAACACGAACTCCATCCAGGGCGATGGGTTTGTGTTTGACGTAGGGCAGAACTTCGTCAATGGCGGCTATCTCGAAGCGATCGGGGCGTGGTCCACCGATACGGTCAATGGGCCAAACGAGTTCATCGCCTTCATTTCCAGCCAAGGTGATGTGGCGACCTATCTCATCACCGATCCGACGCAGGCCAGTGGGATTTCCTTCATTGGCCGGTCAGAGGTTGGCCAGCCGATCGGGCGCCGTTGCGTGAGCAAGGTTGGCGCTGACCTGGCGGTGATCAGCCTTGATGGCGTTCTACCCCTCTCAAAGACGCTCACCTATGACAAGGCCGCGCTTATTGGGCAATCCATCACCAAGAACATCAGGCAGGCCGTGGTGGCCGCTACACGCGCCGGCAAAGACCTGTTTGGCTGGGAACTGACCTCCTACGCCCGCAACACCATGGCCATTCTCAATGTACCGATATCGGAGAATGAGCAGCAGGAACAATACGTGATGAACACCATCACTGGGGCTTGGGGACGGTTCACCGGCCAGAATGCCAATTGCTGGGAGGTGTTCCTGGACGATCCCTATTTCGGCGGCAATGACGGGGTTGTCAGGCTGGCCGATGAATCGGGTGGCGATGAGAACCAGACGCTGAGCGCCGATATGCAGTGCGCCTTCAATTACTATGGCACGCGCGGGCAGCTAAAGAACTGGACCACTATCCGGCCCAACATCACCATCGACGTGACGTTCCCGACGCAGCCCAATATCGGGCTCAATATCGATTTTGGCACGGATGGCGAGCTTGATCCGATCACCTTCGGCACGGGTGCCACGCTGCCCTTGTGGAATCAGGCACTGTGGAATCAGGACGTCTGGCCCGGCGTCACCAGTGCGACCAATTGGGCTGCATTGCCCGGATTGGGCTATTGCGCGTCGATCCGCATGACGGTGGATATCCCCTGGGACCCAAGTTTGATCACGCCTTCGCAGTTGCAGATCAACACATTCGATACCCTCTATTACGACGGGGCTTTTATCTGATGAAGCTCATTCGAGGCCACGACGCGGAAATAGCCGAGTGGGCAAGTCAGCAGGCGGGTGTGAAATTTACCCAGCCGCTAGCGGCATTTGGTGTGGTTGATACGGCGGGAACGGTGCGCGGCGCGGTGATCTTCAACGACTTCTACCACGGCGGCAATGTAGAAGTGACCTATATCGGCCCGCACTCGATGACCAAGGGCGTTATCGTTGAGGTGATGGATTTTGCCTTCCGTCAACTCGGTGCCACGCGGATGACATGCAAGACGGCGTTCCGCAACCTAGTGACCCGCCGCATGCTGCCCAAACTTGGGTTCACCTTTGAGACCTCGCAGAAACGCTATTTTGGCCCAAAGCGCGGGGATAGCGCCTTGTTTTTTGTGCTATACAAGGAAAAGGCCGCGCGCTGGCTGGAGATGAAACATGCATGATTTCGCTTTCTTCCGTCTCTCCATGCCGGAACGCTGCAATTGCCTGAGTGCTCCCACCGCTCCTGATCCCAATCAGGTCGCGCAGTCGCAGACCAAATCCAACATTGCCACGGCAACTGCCCAGCAGGGCATGAACCAGATCAACCAAGTGACGCCAACCGGCTCCCTGACCTATACGCAGACAGGCACGAATCCAGACGGCACGCCGAAATATACCGCCACCACGGCGCTTTCCCAGCCGCAGCAGCAGCTTTTGACCACCGGTCAGGGCGCCGAGCAGAACCTGCTCAACCAAATCCAGTCCTCCAGTTCGACGCCGTTCAGTCTGGATAAGGCGACTGAGGATCAGCTTGATACGCTGGCTTCGGATCGCCTTGACCCACAGTTGGCCAAGCAGCAGGCCTCGCTCCAGCAGCAATTGGCCAATCAGGGCGTCCAGCCGGGCACCGAAGCCTATAACAACGCTATGACGCTCAACAGTCAGAGCGCCAATGATGCTCGCAATCAGCTTTACCTAAATGGCTATACGACCGCACAGGGCGTAGCTGCTCAGAATGCCAATATGCCCTATCAGCAATTGGGAAGCCTGCAGAGCGGTCAGGCTGCTACGACCAATGTCGGAACTACCAATACGCCGACTGTGGGCGTTGCGCCCACCGATGTGGCTGGCATTACCCAGCAGGGTTATCAGAACCAGCTTGGCCAGTATAACGGCCAGATGCAGGCGTTGGGCTCGATTGCCTCAACGCTTGGCGGGTGGGCGTTTTCCGATGAACGGCTCAAGACCGATATCCACGATACCGGTATGAAGACCAAGGACGATATTCCGGTCAAAACCTTCCGCATGAAGGGCTCGCCGCTCTTGCAGATGGGCGTAATCGCCCAAGAAGCGGAAAAGAAGCGCCCCGATGCGGTCCGCACCACTCCGGGCGGCATGAAGCAGGTCGATTACTCCAAGGTCAGTCCGATGATGGCTATGGGTGGGCGTCGTGGCGTTTGATTATTTCAAAGGATGGACTGCCGATCAGACGCCAACGCCTGAGGATGTAAATCGTCGTGCGGCGTTGGCAAAGACGCTTCTTGGAAATCAGATTCAGGCGCAGAACCCCCTTGGCGTCATTGCCGATGCGTTGGCCGGAGCGGGGTCGGCAAGCCTCAATTCGCAGGCTGCTGAGGAGCAGACGGCAGGCCGCAATGCCTCGAACGCACAAATCGCGCAATTGCTCGCTCCCGGCACGACGCCTGATCCTGGCGCGATGATTGGTGCCGCCGGCAATGGTTTCATGAACGATACGCAGTCAGGCCTCGTTGGTGACCTCTTCAAGCGCAAACTCGGCATTGGCGAGACCTACTACGGCACGCCGATCATCACCACGGATGCGCAGGGTAATCAGCATCTCTACCAACCCGGTTCGCTAGGCGACACGCGGGAGATGAACTTTGGCGGCAATACGCCTGCACCGCAACAGACGTTCCTCAATACCGGGACAGGTTTTCAGGCCGTGCCAAATCGGGCTGGCGTGGCATTGCCGGGCGCTGCGCCGGGCGGGGCAACCCCTGCGGATGGAGCATCTCCGGCTGGCGGCGCTCCAGTGCCGCTTGCGCCGCTTCCTCCGCAAATTCCGATCAACAATGCGCAGGCCAAGTCGGACGAGGCATTTGGCACGGCATCTGGTACTCAGGCTGCCAACGCGCCAATCAACCTGCAGGCCGAACAGCAGGGCGTGCAAACGCTCGACAACCAGCACCAGATCGCTTCGTCGGCCATCAAGGATGCGCTGAACTCTGCAAGTGGCTTCACCACTGGCACGCTCGGCAGCGTCCTTAACTCGGTTCCCGGCACGCCTGCCTATGACCTGAAACAGAAGCTTACGACATTGCAGGCCATCGTCGGCTTTCAGACGCTGCAAGCCATTCGCAATGCATCCAAGACGGGTGGCGGCTTAGGGCAGATTTCCGATTTCGAGGAGCGCTTGCTTTCCGCCGTGCAGGGATCATTCGATCCCGGCCAGTCGCCACAGCAGTTCGTCGGCAACCTGCAAAACCTGCAGAAGACGCTCGACCAGCTTAGCGATCAGGCTCACCAGAATTATCAACAGGATTATGCTCGTGGCTCGAAAGCCCCGCCAGCAGCCCCAGCCCTTGGCAGCAATACGCCATTGCCAGCAGTTGTGCAGAACGTTCCGGCTCCCACGCCGGGACCGGGTGCTGGCGGCAAGACGTTCACCTATAACCCCGCAACGGGACAGCTTGAATGATCGCGGTAAAGCTTCCCGACGGATCGACAGCGCAGTTTCCTGACGGCACGCCCAATGACGTGATGACCAAGGCTATCCAGCAGAAGTTTCCGATGACGGCTTCTGCTCAAACGCCTGCACCGCAGCCGCAAGCTGATCCGAATAGCGGGATCGTGCCTCAGGGGCTTTCAGGGGTTAATGAGGGTATCGCAGGCACGCTCGGCTTTCCCGTTGATGCGACCAACGGCATTTTGCGCGCTGGCGCTGCCGGTCTCAAGGCCTTGGGTGGTCCAGACATCGAATTGCCGGAGAACGCCTTTGGCGGCTCGCAGACGTTCAAGGATTTGATGGGGCAAGCCATCACGCCAACGACCGATCAAGGCCCGGGACAATTCGCCCGCAGGGTGGGTCAGGACGTTGGTGGGGCTCTCGTGCCTGGATTAGGCGCAGCCGCCGCTGCTGACCGTCCTCTTGCCACTGCGGCCATGAATCTCGGCACAAGCCTGATCGGCGGTGGTGGCGCAGCTACGGCCAACCAGATAGCGCCGAATAATAAATACGCCGATCTGGCCGGCGAGCTTCTTGGAGACGTGGCCGGAGGTGGCGCCGCAAGGCTCGGCAGCCGTCTCATCACGCCGTTCCCGATCAATGCCGATCGACAGGCCATGAACGCCACAATGGCTGCCAACGGCGTGGATTTGACCGCAGGGCAGAAGACGGGTTCAAATACCCTAAAGTACGCCGAAAGCGAGTTGGGCGGTGGTGCTGCGCAGAATATGACCGAACAGCAGCGCCAGCAGTTCACGTCAGCGGCACTCTCCCGCGCCGGAATCAGTGCTGATAGGGCAACGCCAGAGGTGATCGACAAGGCATTTACTGATCTGGGCAACCAGTTCGGTACACTGGCGGCTGGGAATACGCTTATCCCGGATAGGCAACTGGGCAGCGATCTACAGTCGGCTGTCAACACCTACAAGAATACTGTCTCACCATCCAATCAGGCGCCGATTGTCGATAACACGATCAATGACATTATTGGATATGCTCGAAGTGGCCAATTGACCGGCGAGCAGTATCAGGATTTGCGATCACGCCTCGGTAGGGTCGCGTCTCAAACGACAGATGGCGAGCTTAAGACGGCGCTTATGGGCGTCCAGGGCGCGCTAGATTCAAGCATGGAGCGCTCGATAGCTCAAAACAACCCGCAGATGCTCGGTGATTGGCAACAAACTAGAGCTGATTATAAAAACCTGATTGCACTCTCGAATGCGGCGAACGGGCCGGGCGAAGCATCGGCGATGGGTCTCATCACGCCTGCCAAGCTTCGTCAGGCTGCGGTGAGCCAGAACGCGCGTGCCTATGTGCGCGGTAAGGGCGATTTGTCCGATTTGGCGCGCGCAGGTAATGCGACCATGACGCCATTGCCCCAGAGTGGGACGGCGCCGCGCACGGCGGTCAGGAACCTGTTTGCGGGTCCGATGGCGATTGGTGGGGCCCTGCTCGGCCAGCATGCGGGCGGCGATATCCTGAGCGGGATGGCTGGGGCTGCTGCGGGTGGTGCTCTGCCGATGGTGGCAGGCAAGGCGATCATGTCGGGTCCCGGACAGGCATATTTGGCCAATCAGTTGCTCGGCAATCGCGCGCCCATTCAGAACGGCATGCTGGGTCCGCTAAGCGCCGCGCTGATGAATCAGGCACAACCTCAATGAGCGAGCTTGTTCTTGGCCATGGCGCAGAACATGCCGACCATGAACCCACCAGCGCCGGATTCCATGGGTGTCTGCGGCAAGGGATGGCCGCTGAGTGTTGCGGTGAGACCGATGGCCGCGCCGATAATGGCGCCTACGGATGCCCAGATCGCCAGATTAGCTTCATGCTTCACGTGAAACTCCTTCATGACCAGCGCTTGATATAATCCCATGGCCCTCACCCCGCAACAGCTAGACGTTCTGACCCGTACCGTTCTTGGCGAAGCGGCCGATCAGGGCATTCCCGGCATGGCTGGCGTGGCTAGCGTGATCAAGAACCGGGCCATGAGCGGCAAATTCCCTTCTGATCCGACGCAAGTAGCTCTCCAGCCGTGGCAGTTCTCGGCGTGGAACTCAGCTAATCACGGTGGCAATAATGTAGGGCGAAACGCTGATCCGTCCAGCCGTTCTTACCAGGATGCTGCTGCCGTGGTTAACGCGGTGTTCAACGGCCAGATCACCGACCCGACCAACGGGGCGCTCTACTATCACACCGGAGCGGTGCATCCCTCGTGGGATCGATCGATGACGCCGACGGCGCAGATCGGCGCCCATACCTTCTACGCGCCGCAAGGACAGGCCACAGGGCCTGGAATGGGGATAGGCTTGGCCTATGCTCCACAGCCACAGCAGCCACAAACCCCGCCACAGGCCGCTATAAACGCCGCATCGCCTCCGCAGGGCTTGGCCGCTCTATCTGCTCCATCGGCACCTCCCGGATTCAATCCACAAGCGGCAGACCGGATGATATCTGGCGAGTTCAACCAGTTGCAGCCCACCGCTGTAGCACAGCAGCCAGCCCCGCCGAATTTCGGTCAAGCGCTCTCGGCTGGGCTTGGCGGGGCGCTCAAGGCCCTTGGTGGGCAGGCTACACCTACCGGTTTGGCGGGATTGTCGCCGAAAGCCTATACCGGTGCAGGTGGTATTATGGTACCGCTATTGGCCATGAATGGTCAGCCTCGAAACACATACGGAGACGTGGCGAACGGCCTTGGTCTCTCCTCGCTGGTGAACGGAGTCTAGTATGCCACGGTCGCCAACATCGCCTTTCACCTACGCGGTACCGGCTGGCACGACGGCTGTTCCGAATACGACGATCACCGTCGATCAGCACAACAACTTCACCAATGACGTAGCGGCGACCTTCAACACCATCCAGCCGATTACCTATGGCGGGACGGGTTCAGGGACCAAAGCAGGCGCGCAGGCCAATCTGGGCATTACCTCCGTCAGCCAGGTCAACTATCTGGCGACGGGTGGCACGGCCAATGCGCAGACGCTGACACCTACTGATCAGCTCCTTACGCTCACCAACGGCGTTTCGTACAACATCATCATCACAACCGCGCCCACCGGCACGGCGACGATGAATGTCTCGTCTACGGGTGCCAAGGCTCTCCGCATCATCTCTGCCGGGACGGATATCGATATCGTCGCTGGCAACCTGCTGATTGCCGAACGCTACTCCCTCGAATATTCGACCACTGCGGCATCTGGCGCCGGGGCGTGGATCGTCACCAATCCAGAGGCGCTGGTTGGGGCGCTGACCAGCCTTGCATCGGCCACCACGACTGATCTGGGGACGATTGGCTCGC